ACGTGAGGTCATTGATGATGAGAACAAGATTCGTAGAGAGATGCGCATCAACGATGGCGACATGTCTTTCATATCCTCGGACCACCATGATCTGGAATGGATTAACAAGTTCGCCAACGGAGAAATCGAGAAAGGACTAAGCACAGGCTTCCCTAAACTTGACAAGCACTTCTTATTCAAGAAAGAGTTTACCATCATCAACGGACACAGCAACGTAGGTAAGACAACGACAGCGCTGTATCTAATGGTGTCTGCTTCCGTGCTACATGGTTGGCGTTGGATTATATACTCCTCGGAGAACAAGACTGCTTCTATTAAGATGAGGTTGATGGAGTTCTTAGTTGACCTACGTATTACTGACATGCACTACGAGGAACGTATCGCTGCATACAAGTGGGTCAATGAGCACTTCACAGTCATCAGCAACGAGCAAGTGTACAGTTACACAGACCTGCTTGTGTTCGCTGAGAAACTCATACGCCAGGAGAAGTACGATGGGTTCTTGATTGACCCATACAACTCACTCAAGACTACGATATCTAAGGGGGCGCAACTGTCCTCACACGAATACCACTATGAAGCGGCATCTGAAATGCTGACGTTTAGCGTTACTAATAACATGGCGATATGGCTGAACACTCACAGCATTACGGAGGCACAGCGTATCACCGGGCCCGATGGTCTACCCGTTGCACCTGGTGCGGCCATGACTGAAGGCGGTGGTAAGTTCGTGAACCGTTGCGATTCCTTCTTGACATTCCATAGAAAGGTTCAGTCAGATGAGCACGCTATACGTATACGCACGGAGATACACGTACGTAAACAACGCAACCAAGAGACGGGCGGGATGCCAACACCATACCTGGATCCTATCCTTATAGAAATCAATTCCTCTTACACAGGTTTCACTGAACTTGGAACGGGTGTTAAAAACTTTAAGCCATTAGCATACAAGAACAGCACATTGGACTTATATTAGGGTGTGAATGAATATGAAGAAATCATTGTAACTCTACCGAAGCCACCGTCGCTCAACCAGTTCTACTCTGGTAGACACTATGCGGTGCGCAAGAAGTATAAGGACAAGTACTGGGGTGAAATTGCAAAGGCCATGGACAAGTTGGATAAGTTCAGTATGGACAAAATGTCTATACATGTTCGCTACAATTGTCGCTTCGATGTTGATAACGCTATATGTTGTTGTAAGTTTTTGGCGGATTATTTGCGAAATCATGGGTATATTCAAGATGACAACCCAAAGTTCTTTACGTCACAGTCAACAGCATATGACCCGACGTTAGAGAAGGATGAGTTTGTTGCCAAAATAAAATGCCATGGATATCAAATCGTTGAGTGAGGTTTACTTTCTTGCGACCAGCCGCATGCACGAGGCAGCGACTGAGTTGTACGAGAGCCTGCATACAAACGCAGGGTCTCCAAGAACGGACGCCGAGAGACTACACAACACCATCCGTAAGTACAAGAGAAACATTGATTCAGAATTTGACCTAATACGTTCTGCGCTGCTGGAGTATTATGATGACGCTGATTTATCTTGACGGACTAAACGGTATTAACTACCACAGGTTGATGACACCCTTCATCCGATTAAAGGAAGAGGAGGGAATCAACGTGCATTTTATTGACAGCCTTAACGAACTCAAAGAGTTTGACTTATCTGGTGTGTCGCACTTGGTGGGATCAAGAAGGTTCGGGGTGTCGGATGCTAAAGCCTTTAAACAATTCTTAGTAGACAACGATGTCAAACTTATACTTGACAACGATGACTATTGGGAACTACCAAAGGACAATCCAGCGTACGACCATTACAAGAACAACGAACAATACTTTATTAAAGACAGCATACAGATAGCGGATGAGATCTGGACACCATCAGCGTACCTCGCTGAGAGGATGAAGAAGATTAACCCCGACACTGTGTATAGGGTTATTCCAAATACCATCCACCAGAAGGAGAAGCAATGGGCTGATTGGGAAAAGGATGTGCAAAAAGATTACAAGGTAAGGTTCGGATACCTTGGTGCTAACGGACACCAGAAAGACTTGGACCAAATGGGAATGACATTCGAGGACCATGAGTTGTACTGCATGAACTTGATGGATTACCCAGATAGATTGAAAGCAAAGTATAGAATGAACCCCGTGGATATTACTCAGTATGCACAGTTGTATAAGTTCTTCGACGTCTCCCTCAGCCCCTTGAAGAACTCAAGATTCAACAAGTGCAAATCAGAACTGAAGGTAGTAGAAGCGGGGTTCACTCGTACTGCAATCATAGCATCCAACGTAACGCCATATAAGGAGGTTATAAAGCACGAAGAGACGGGCATCCTATGTAGTAGTCCAAAGGAATGGAAAGAGGCCGTAGAAAGCATGACACTAAGCAAAGCGCAGAGACTTGGAAACAATCTGTATGAGTATTGTAAAGAGCACTACGATTTGTCTACCATAAACAAACTACGATTGGAAGGACTGTCATGAAAAACCTAACCATACCGCCATACCTAAAGCATTACGCAAACGACCTTACCCTCATGCGCATTGAGGCTAATCGCCAACGATACGAGGGCACACACAAACAGCGCACAGGAACAAAGAAGTCTGTACTGCTTGGCGAGGTATCGAGGGAATACTATACAGAATATATAGGCATACTTGGTGAGTTACTGATGCGTCACTACTTTGAAATCACACCACAGGTTATACGCTACACAGTCTCAACGCTGTTGAAAGAAACCAAGAGCGTGACGGATGACCCAGACATCATAGTTGAGGCGACAGATAAGAACTATGGACTGAGTGTTAAGACCTGCGAGAAAACATTCAAGGCTAACAAGCCAGCCATGGACAAAGAGGAGTCAGATCTGGTACTCTTCATCTTGTTTACATCACCCGAGGATTACATATTCGCCGATTTCACACCAGCAGAAGTAAGGGAGTGGAATGTAAAGCACGCATACTCACCCTATTACGAATTGAAACCCTAATCGTTTCCTTTTGTACCTTCACGGCTCCCATAATTTCGTGGGATACAACCTATTTTTTTATCAATCACTATGGAAGACTTCGACAAATTCGTAGCGGAACTTGAGTCCGCTGAACAGCCAACTTGTAACATCTCTAACCCAGAAGATTGTGAGGCTTGCGGTTCCTAATTAGAATGGTCTATTCACTCTTAAGAACCAAAGAAGTAGTAGAAGAATCAACAACACGTAAAAAGAAAACTTGTACACCTTGTTGTACCACCTGTCGCTGTCCTTCATAACGATGGATGGGACAGGTACTTCTACAATTTGAACGATAGTGTCGGATTCACAGACAGCATCGACCATGATAGTATCATATGATCGTACTACCTGGACTTTGAGTTTATCTTTGTGAACTACTACGGTATCCTGTGTATGTGTTATCACCGTGTCCGTCAAAGTAACAGGTGGAGTCACAATCGTATCCACAATAGCAATCGTGTCTGTCTTGAGTAGCGTCGGGTCTTTCTTGACTGCTCGCTTGAGGTGCCATTGAGCGCTGCAAGAACTCAATAAGGCTATTGTAATTAACCCGGCCAGCCATTTCATTATCTTGCTTTTAGAATTTCGTTTTCCTTTTCCAAGAACTCTACCTTGACTCGGAGCGAATGAACCTCTGCTGTGAGTTCTAAGATGGAGCCACGCATCTTCTCTTTTTCTTCAGCGCTGTGGGCCAAGAGTTCCTCGAGGTTTCTTACACGTGCCTTCAAGTCATCACGGTAAAGATTGGTGTCGTTGTTTGCTGCTGCGCCTTTGCGTTCCTCTGCTTTCATCTTCATTCGGTTGGTGTAAAACTGGAACGCTGCACCACTACCGAGAACGGTTACAACAGTGAGTGCTATTTGAATCCAACTATCCATTGGTGTACTTCTTTTTTAGTTCTTCGTATGTCTTTTGCTTTTCAACTCTAATGATATTCCAAATAGCAAATACAAGAACCAATAGCCAGCCTACATTAGAACCATGTAGCATACCCTCTATGGTGTAGTTAAGAACAGTGGCTACTGCGATAAGACATGCAATCTTCACAGCGTGAGCACGCATCGCCAGGCGGCCGTCCCATAAGACTGCCCATCCCTGGAATAATCCACATAGGATAGAACCTACAACAAGTAATGGCGAGGAGAACATCTCTGTCCACAACGCCATTGGTAGTATGAATGCATGCAAAATAGAAGTGAACACTTCATTAGGTTCACTGTCGCTGTATTTGAATATAGCAATCGCTCGCTTATAACCTTTCTCTTCCATTAACAACTTATAGTTGCGAAGAAGGCGATGACCATACGTATCCAGATCCGCTTGCGCCAAGGCAGTGCCTTGAACTCCTTAGTTCTAAACAGGTCCTCCGCTTCCTCCATTCTTTCCCTTCATTAGTTTCTCGAAGCCAGAGATACCGAAACTACCAAGAGTTACTATAACAAAAGAGTTATACATGTACTCGTTCATTGGTAGGTGTTTTCCAAACATACCGGTAATCAAGTCTGCAAAGATGATTACCACCATAATACAGAACGACAACGCACCAAGGATGGTCTTCTCGTTGTAGTCGTTACTCTCTTTGAAAATCTCTGTCCACTTCATCCCACAAATATACCACTCCTACTCTGGAAGTTCGACACCGTACAACACGTACATTACTTCCTCTGGGCTATCCTTAAAGGTCCCTTTGATGGTCATCTCGACGCTGTTTACTATGTCGTAATTCTCAAACTTAGTAGAGTAGTTCGCTGCAAAATCGTATGCTCTTACGACCTCATCCAGTCGTGCCTTTCTCTTTACCTTCTCTGTATCGCTCATCTCAATGTATGGCTTACGGAAGTTCTGGCTACTCATGTTGTAATAGAACTGCTTAGCAATATCTACCGGATAGTCACGGAAAAGCAACGCTGATGACAATTGGAATGCAGTCTCTAACGGCTGTAGTTCTATGTCTGGATTCTCCTCTGCTTCACTCATTCTCTTGCGGTACTCACGAGACATATAGTTCAAGTTAGGAGGTATGAATGTTTCTTTAAATACATACGAACCATATGCATCAGACCAATCAGTAAGGTTTGGACCAATGATGTATCTGTTAACCCAACTTACATCTTCGTTATCCAAAATAGGACGACCGTAAGAATCCTTTCCGTCTACAAGATTAAACAAAAGTCTTGCTGCAAGGTTAGGGTCCTTGAAGTCGGAGAGTATGCTGAGTAGTTGATCGCTTCGTGAAATACCCTCACGTCCAAATATAAGCCCCTGTATCTCATCATATGGGTCTTCTGAACTCATGTTAGCAAAGCGAATCTTACCGCTCTCATCCATGTCTATCGCTACGATGTTAGACCCCTGCATCCAAGGTGGTAATATATAGTTTGTACCACGTGCTTGCTCTGCAAGTTCTACTTCCTCGTCATCCTCAAGTAACATGTTTGCAATAGCCTGGTAACCCATAGTAGATAGACCCGCCAACAACATGCCCATAGATAAAGTACCAATGCTATCCACCATGTATGCTTCACGCTGTGATGAGGTTAGGTTCTCGTTGGTCATCGCCATTTGCAAATCCGCTACAGCGTTTTTATATATACTGAAGTAACTACGGAATGCTTCCACACGGAACGACAAGAAGTCACCCACAGGTAACTTAAATAGGTTCCGCAGTGAAGGATGTATACGAGACATGGTTGGCATGTTCTGCTTGATACGCTCCGCTGTCATCTCATCTACTTGCTGTTGCTGCTCTGAGTTCAGTTCATTGTAGGACTTACCCTCTGGGTTTGATTCAAGTCTCTTAGCAAAGTTCTCACGCTTTGTGAGATAGGCAATCATCTTGGTGTAGTCATCAATGAATCCGTACTGGTACGCTATACGTGCAGCCCTTGTCTTTCCTCTGCGCTGTGCATCCTTTAATATTTGCGGCAACCAACTCCATGCTTCATCTGGGGATGCGCCTTCTATCTGGTCGATGAATGACTGGTTAATATCTGAGAACATACCCATATTAGGAGATGAACCAAGCAAACCAAGTTCACCCATTCGGTTCAATACAATCTCCAGATCAGGGTCAACCACACCTTCTTTCATTTTCTTGAAGCGATTCTTCAAGTCCTTCATAACAGTGATACCCCCTCTGTGTTTATTGAACGGCAACACAAAATTAGCAGCAAGGAAGTACCAACCACCCATGATGTTCTTGCGCCAGGTAGGTGTATTATAAAGTACACGAACACGACGCATCTGAAGTAGTAATTTATAGTATCCTTGCAATGCCTTGTTGTCTGACTGATACAGAGGTGTCTGCTTAAGCATGCTAACAAAATCATTCTTCACAGCCTTGCCGTTCATAGGGGATTTTTTCTCCTCTATTCGTGTGTAGTTCTTTTTATAGAAGTCATATACCGCTGAGTGAATAGCATCCTTCTCAGCAGGAGTGTCACCCTTGCGATTACCCTGTTCATCTATCAGTTCGTTATACCCTAATCTCTTGTAGAAATCTACCAGAGACTCTCCCTTTTGTATAACCCCCATGGTTCTACCTAACTCAGCAAGTTGAGAGAAGGATAATGTATTCTTTTCAAGGTTGCGGATAGTGGTACCGGTTAGAATCAAGTCACCCAAGTTACTACGCTGCGCAATCTCATTAACTCTATCGGTCAGAGTGAACTGCTGAACCATGTTGGTTAAGGTGGCTATTGTTTGACTGAACTTAACGTACGGGTCTTTCTCTACGCCGAGGTATTCCATTAGTTCTATCGGCAAGTCTAACCTTTCTTTGAACTTCTTGGTAGGTAATCTCAGTTTACCCAGGTCTCGAGTGCCAGATAGACCTTCGCCATATCCTTCACGTTGACGCTTGGATGCTTCTTCAAGTTCACGAAGGCTGTCACTCACCCGCTTTCTTATCTTTGTTTTTTGGGTAGCCTCAACGTACATCACTACATCATCGAACTCTTCTGGATTAAGACCCATGTCCATCATGTCTGCGGCTATTTCATCCGTCATGTTTTCGTCGATATCGAATGCGATATCCATTATACTGCCTTCTACCATCGCTTTCTCTGCGGCTCTACGTAACTGAGGGTCAAACTTAAAGTTAGGGTCAGTGAATGCTCGGTACGTTCTTGTGCCGTACATCGCTGTATTATCCTTGATGACATCCTGTAACTCAGTACTTAGGTTAGCGAACACAGCACTGTTCTGAATAGATTCCTGCATAGAGGCACGAACAGCACTCAATCTACCCAACTCCTTTGCCAACTCTGGGTTCTGACTAAGTATCTCCTTTATAGCATTGTCTCTGGTGTCTGCGTTTTCCCCAAATAAATAATCGTTAGCAAGGTTAGCAATGCGCTCTCTCTGCTGAGGCTCCATCTTATTGGTAATCTTGTTTACTTGACGCAGGGCAAGGAAGAATCTATTGATGTGCTGTACATTTACAGACTCAGAAACCTCAAGCGCTTGTAGCACATCTCTTCTAATGCCACGTAATCGTTTAACACCGAGGATTTTCTCCAACTTCTTTACAAAGTTGTCGAACTTAGGTTTAATAAACCCGACCATTTTCTCCAATGGGTCGTATGTTTTGTCATAGTTTTCTGGATCTGGAATACCCGCTGCGTTTTCACTGGGCACCTGTTCTATTTCCCCGGTTGATTTTTCGTACCCGTACTCATCAACCTCTTTCTTCTCTCTGGCCTCTGGTCTCTTTCTCTGGAATCGCTCGGTCTGCAATCTCTCAGACATAGGCACTTGGCTGATATCAGCGCCAGCACGCACAGCCTTGGCCATACCCTTCATGTATTCTGATATGTCTTTCGCAAGAGCAGCGTCTTCAAAAATCTGAACCTTCTTACCTGTCAATTTAGAAACGATGGCGTTCAAGAAAGCCTTTACCTCCTCTAAGAATGATGGCTGGAATGTAATACGTTCGTCAGCCAGTAGGCCTCCGAGTTCCACCATGAACTCTTCAGATTTGTAAGCGCCTGCGCTGTCCATGTCATCCCGTTCTAAGTAGCGCTGTGTAAAATTGTTGAGTTCCTTTACGCTCGATCCGCTCAAACGACGTATAACTAACTTTCTAAACTGATTAAAGTCAATAGGGTTATCGTTAAAGAACTTGGCGAATATAGAATGGTAAATCTCGTGATATGCTGTGCCTTGTGGGGTGTATCTGTCTGCGGTTCCTCGTCCCGTGAGAGACTCTTTTCTTAATGGTATTTCTATAGCGATTCTATTTCCGCCTATCCTATCCCGTTCACCCTGTGTTTTAAGCCCGCTATATATACCACCACTGTTCTTGAGGTTCTTCTTGGTATATCCTGCGTTTTGACCAGCCTTGTAATACCCCTGTCTTCCAAACCCGATATTAAAATGCTTTGCGTCTGGCTCCAACTTAGCGAAGGCTTCACTTGCAAGAATCAACTTGTTAAGAGTACGCTGCTCTGTTGGTGATATGCGCTGACCGTCTGACCATTCTCCTTTCTCAAGCATCTGCTGCAATGCAGCCGCATCATTCCTGTCAAACAGGTTGAAGAACTTTCCTTTTGCTGTTTTAAATCTTTCAGCCGCCTGCTCTGGAGTAGCGTGTCGTGATGTGCGCTCTACGTTTTGCGCGCGTTCTTGAAGTATTCCACTAATCTGAGCCTGCGCTCTGCCGATTTGCGACTCGGGTATGTTCCCAGGTTCTTGCCCGACTTGCTCTCCACTCGGTACTTCTTGGGTGCCAGTTTTCGTATCACTTGGTTTCGTTTTAAATAGTTCATCAAGTTGTCGAGAGTCCTCTCTCAATTGCTCTTCAATCGCTGCCTTTTCTGTTGCGTTGATGTCACCGTTTTTAAGGACTTCTATCGCCGTCATTATACCGGTAGTCAAATCATTTGCTTTTTGTCTGGATGACTCATCCATAGCCATGATTTGTGAAGAGTATTCTTGGAGTAATGAATACTTCTGGTCTCTCAACTTACGCTTCTTCGCTTCAACAGCCCTCTTGGTAGCCGGCTCTTCCTTTTGAGACTCTGTTAGTTTTGCTATTTCACTATCAAGGCTGGCAATCTGCCCATTGTTTATTGTGAAAGCAATTTCATTTGCTTCTATAAGACTCTTCTGATCCTGTGTCTCTGCCCAGTCTACGTACTTCAACTCCCCTGGTGTCTTTCCAATACGTCCAGTAAGTCTGTATGCCATCACAGGTGCGGCTGGACCGAGTTCAGCGAATGCTTCAAGCGCAATATCCCTCGGACTAATCTCGTCTCCAGATATTACCTGTCCTAAAAACTCACCAGTACCCCCGAGTGCTGCTTGAGTCAATGCTTCTGCTGCACCTACCTTTAAGGCTCTGTTGGTTGCTGATTTACTAACTGATTTTACAACAGTGGTACCCGTTTTACCAGCAAGACCCCCGGATATACCGTCAAATATAGCAATAGGTATACC